TATGGCGGTATCCCTTGAAGAGCTACAAGAAATTATCAACGAAGAGGGATACACCGTCGAATACCAAAACGGCGCAAATCAGAGCGGGACAAAGCAGAGTGACGCAGTAAAAACGCATATTGCTATGACGAAAAACCACGCCGCCATAATCAAACAGCTTTGCGAGCTTGTACCGCCCGAAAAGAAAAAAGAAAGCCGTCTGCAAGCCTTGCGGGACGAATAGAAATGCCGTTTTCAAATTACATTTACGAGTATTTCGACGGCATAACGACGGGAAAAATTGTCGTCGGAAAATGGGTGCGTCTGATTTATGAATACATCGTTAGCGGGCTTCAAAACGGGCTTTTTCTTTTCAATGCGAAGAAGGCAAACAAGGCGATTAGGTTTATTGAAAACTTCTGTCACCATTGCGAAGGGCGAACCGACCTTCTGAAATTGGAGCTATGGCAGAAAGCGGCGGTATCGCTGATCTTCGGGATTGTTGATGAGGATAACGTGCGGATATTCCGCGAAGTGTTTATTGTGATCGGGCGGAAAAACGGAAAAACGCTTTTCGCGTCCGCCGTGATCGCTTATATGGCATATCTTGATGGCGAATACGGCGCGAAGATTTATTGTCTTGCGCCGAAGCTGGAACAAGCGAACATCGTTTACGATAATTTCCACCAGATGATTAAAAAAGAACCGGAGCTTTCAGAGCTTGCGAAGAAGCGCCGTTCTGATATTTATATTGAGGAAAGCAACACGTCAATAAAGCCGCTGGCATTCAATGCGAAGAAATCGGACGGCTTCAATCCGCATTTGGTAGTGAATGACGAAGTAGCGTCGTGGCGTGGCGACGGCGGCTTGAAGCAATACGAAGTAATGAAATCCGCGCTTGGCGCACGCCGCCAGCCGCTGATCCTGTCTATCAGTACGGCGGGATATGAAAACGACGGTATTTTTGACGAATTGATGGCGCGATCTACGGCGTTTCTGAAAGGCGGAAGCAAGGAACGCCGCCTTCTTCCCCTGCTTTATATGATTGACGATGTAGAGAAATGGAACGACCTTGAAGAGCTTAAAAAAGCAAATCCGAATATGGGCGTTTCTGTTTCGCCGGAGTTCTTCAAAGAAGAAATCGCCGTTGCAGAAATGAGCCTTTCAAAGCGGGCGGAATTCCTTTGCAAATACTGCAATATCAAGCAGAATTCTTCCGTTGCTTGGCTTGATTACGTTGTTGTAGATCGAGCGGGCGAGAAAATCAAGCTGGAGGATTTCAAAGACAATTACGCGGTGGGCGGGATCGACCTATCACAGACGACCGACCTTACAGCCGCAAGCGTTATTATCGAGCGCGGCGGGGTTCTTTATGCCTTCGCGCAATTCTTTATGCCAGCAAACAGGCTGGAAACCGCACAGGCGGTGGACGGCGTGCCGTATGATATATTTGTAAAGCAAGGGATTGTGAAGCTATCCGGCGAAAATCACGTTGATTACAGGGACGTTTACGAATGGTTTTCTACCCTTCGGGATCAGTACGGCATATATATTCTAAAAATCGGCTATGACCGTTACAGCGCACAATATCTGATCGACGACTTGAAGGCGGCGGGCTTCCAGACGGACGACGTATGGCAGGGAGAAAACCTTGCGCCCGTAATTCGAGAATTTGAAGGCATAATCAAAGACGGCAATTTCAAGATCGCAGATAATAACCTTCTGAAAGCGCATTTCCTCAACGTTGCGCTAAAACACAATATGGAAACGCGGAAGTTCCGTCCGGTAAAGATTGAACAGCGGGCGCGTATTGATGGCTTCGTTTCCGTGATTGACGCTATGACGGTACGGCAGAAGTATTATAACGAGATCGGCGAAATGCTGAAAAATGCGGGGTGATAAAAACTATGGGAATTTTTGAAACGATTTTCCGGAAGCCGCGTTCGGATATTCAAGCGGAAGGATACTTCAAGATGCTTAACGGGTATTCGCCCGTTTTCACGAACGCGCCGGAAAGCCTTTACGAAATGGAGCTTACGCGGGCGGCTATTCATTCGTTCGCGAATTTCTGTTCAAAACTGAAACCGGAGATCAGCGGGACAGCGTACAAGAACCTTGAAAGGGTATTGCAGTTCCGCCCTAATCCGTTTATGGACACGTCGAAATTTATTTACCGGATCGCAACGATCCTTTCGGTGAATAATACGGCGTTTATTGTTCCGATCGAAGATGAATACGGAGGAATAGCGGGCTATTATCCCCTACTTCCTCAGCGTTGTGAGGTTGTAGAATACAAGGGTGCGCCCTTCTTACGGTACACCTTCGCAAACGGGCAGAAAGCGGCAATCGAGTTCGAGCGCGTCGGCGTGCTGACGCAATTTCAGTACAAGGACGACTTCTTCGGAGAGAGCAACGCCGCGCTTCGCCCTACAATGCAGTTGATCCATACACAAAATCAAGGCATTATCAACGGCGTTAAAAATTCGGCTTCCGTCCGGTTCTTGGCGAAGGTTGCGAATATGCTAAAACCGGAAGATATTACGAAAGAGCGAAAACGCTTCACGGCGGATAACCTTTCGGCGGATAATCAATCCGGTATGGTGATCTACGATAGTAAATTCGCGGACGTGAAACCGATTGAAAGCAAGCCGTTCACCGTGAACGCGGCGCAGATGGCGCAGATCAACGAAAATGTTTTTAACTACTTCGGGACAAACGCGAAAATTATTCAGAACAGCTATAACGAGGACGAATGGAACGCTTATTACGAAGGCAAAATCGAGCCTTTCGCAATTCAGCTTTCGCTGGTTATGTCGAATATGACCTATACACAGCGGGAATTGTCCTTCGGGAACGCGATCACGTTTACCGCTAACAGGCTTCAATACGCAAGCAATAATACAAAGCTGAATATCAGCACACAACTATTTGACCGTGGCTTGCTCAACCGCAATGGCGTTATGGATATTTGGAATATGTCGCACGTCGAAGGTGGGGACAAGTATTATATTCGCAAGGAATACGCGGAAGTATCAGAATTGGGAAAGGAGGTTGTACCGAATGCCAGTAGTGAAGGGGCGGGAATACCGTCAAATGTTCCAGCCGTTGATGATCCCACAGGGGACGGAGAACAAGAGGTTTGATACAGATTTCTACGTCGAAGGCTTCGCAACGACGTTTGATAAGCCGTATGTTATGTACGAATACGGCGGGATCAAATATTGCGAGGTAATCGACCGTAACGCCCTTGTGGGCGCTGACCTGTCCGACGTGATTATGCAGTTCGACCATTCCGGAATGGTATTCGCCCGAAACAAGATGGCAAAGAATAAGCCGCCTTCCCTACTTTTGGAACCGCAGGACGGCGGCTTGTTTATTGCCGCAAATTTGAGCCTTACGGAAGAGGCAAAGCGACTTTATGCAAGCATTGACGCGGGGCTTATTTGCAAAATGTCGTGGGCGTTCACCGTGTCAGAGGACGCATATAACAAAGACACGCACACAAGAACAATCTTGAAGATCAAGAAGGTTTACGACGTTTCGGCGGTATCTTATCCGGCGAACGGCGATACCGATATTTCGGCGCGTTCTTATTTCGACGGAGTGATCGAGAGAGAACAGCAGGAGCGGCTGGAGCGCCGGAAGCAAATTCTAAAAATCAAACTTATGATGGAGGTTTAACACAATGAGAATTAAAGAGATTGAAGCCCGCCTTGCGGCTATCAAGAAGGAGATCGAAGAGCGCGGCGACGCTATGAAAGCCGAGGAAATCGACGCGCTGGAGAAGGAAACAAAAGAGCTTACCGAAGAGCGCGCCGGACTGATTGCCGCCGCAGAGAAGCGCAACGGCATTCTGGACAATATCGCAAAGGGCGCGGGCATTGTTTCCCGCACCTTCGAGCAGAAACAGGACAACGCCGATCCGGACGATCCCTTCGGTACGCCCGAATACCGTTCCGCGTGGCTGAAAAACCTTCGCCGCCTTCCTCTTACCGACGCAGAGAAGCGCGCATACGCGAATGCCAGCGGCACGGGCGCGGAGGTTGTGCCGACACAGACCGCGAACGAGATTATCAGCAAGGTAAAGAAACTTGCACCGATGCTGAACGAAGTTACCCTTCTGCACGTCAAAGGCGCGGTGAAGTTCGCCGTTGAGGGTACGAACAACGATGCGGCGATCCATAAGGAAAACGCAGCTATTACGGCGGCGGCTGATACCCTTACCACCGTAACGCTGACCGGATACGAGATTATCAAGCTGGTTCAGATTTCCGATACCGTTATGACAATGAGCATTGCGGCGTTTGAAAACTGGATCGTTGATATGCTTGCAGAGGCGATCGCCCGCAAGGTTGAAGATTTCTTCATTAACGGAACAGGTTCTTCCCAGCCGAAGGGCATTGACAAGGCAAACACTTGGGGCGCAACGAACAGCGTTACCGTAGCAAAAGCCGGTTCCCTTACCGCCGCAAACGTGCAAACGCTGATCGGGCTTCTGAACGCTGGATACGACCGTAACGCAAAATTCGTTATGAGCAAGAAAACCTTGTTTACGGATTTTATGCCGTTGCAGGACACCAGCAAGAACCATATTGTAACCGTGCAGGGCAACAGCTACTTCGTTTACGGCTATCCGGTTCTTCTGTCCGACTACGTGAAGGAACACGAAGCCTTCTTGGGCGACTTCAAGAAGGTATGCGCAAACCTTGCGGAAGATATTAACGTGAAGAACGCCTATGACATCGATACGAACAGTTACAAATACAGCGGTATTGCGATCTTCGATTGCACGCCCGCGATCGGCGAAGCCTTCGTGAAGCTGGTTAAAGGCGACGCATAATGGAGGGCTGAACGATGATGCTTGACAAGGTAAAGCTGGCTTTGCGGAAAACAGCCGCCGTATTTAACGACGAAATCGAAGATTATATTGCTTCCGGTATCGCTGATCTTCGGCTTGTCGGTATCAACGTTCCGGAAAATGCGGGATCGTCCAGCGAAACGCTGGGCGATCCTCTTTTAGACCGCGCGATTATTCTATACGCGAAATCCGAAGATAACTTCGGCGGCGAAGGCGAAAGGCACAGAAAAGCATACGATTACTTGAAATGCGCCTTGTCGCTGTCCGATGACTATACGGAAGGCGGTGGCGGATAATGGGCTGGAGAGATCAAATAACGCTGATTGCGCTTTCCGAAACTTCGGAGCGGACGAACGAACACGGCTTCCCGATAATGAAGCCGGAAACGGCGACAACGGTTTTCGCCGATAAAAAATCCGTAGGGTATTCAGAATTCTACAAAGCGGAAATGGCTGGACACGTCGCCGAAGTAAAGTTCGACGTTTACGCAATGGAATACAACGGCGAAACGATCGCAGAATATCCCGTTTCGAGCGGGAAGCGTTATCGCATTCTTCGGACGTACATTCATAACGACGGAGAGCTTGTGGAATTGACGCTTTCCAGCTTTCCAGAAGCGCAGAACGGAGCGGAGGAAGGAGGCGGCGGAAATGGCGAAGTTTAACGTTGTAGGGCTTGACGATCTGCAAGAACGAATGCTTCAAAAAGCGCAGATTGCGGAAGAAGCCGTGCCGGAAATGCTGAAAGCTGGCGGCGCGGTAATGCAGGAAGCACAGAAAGCGGAAATCCGGAAAATGTTTCGGAGCCGAAGAAGTACGGGCGATCTTGCCGCATCGGTTATCGTATCCAAAATCAAGGAGCGGGACGACGCAAAGATGGTTGAAGTATATCCGGACGGAAAGGATCGGCACGGGGTACGCAACGCGACAAAAGGCTTTGTCCTGCAATACGGGCGAAAGAATATGCCAGCGCGCCCGTGGTTCACGGCGGCGAACACAAAGGCGGCTGACGCTGTAAATGCAGAAATGCGCCGCGTATGGGAGGCGAAGCAGAATGAACGTTGATACACTTGTGAAAACAACGCTTGAAAAGCTGGGTTGTCCCGTTGAACGACTGAAATACGACGGAAAGGCAAAAACCTTTATCACGTATCAAATTGTCGTGGGACAGGATACGCACTTTTCAGACGATGAAAGCGGCGCGGAAGAATTCACATACAGGGCGGATATTTATTCCCGCGTGGATTATATCGCGCTTATGCGGAGCGCAAAGCGAGCATTGAAGGAAGCGGGGTTCTACGGGATCACGTTTGATCCGGAAGTGTTCGAGGAAAGCACGGGTTATTATCATATCCCCGTGGAATTTAAGTATATGGAGGTATAAGACTATGGCAACAATCGGATTGCGCGATCTTTACCGCGCACCTATTACGATTGGCGACGACGGCGCAGAAGAATACGGAAAGCCCGTAAAAATGGCGAAAGCAATTTCGGCGGAGCTTTCCGTGGAAGTTGCGGAAGCGATCCTTTACGCAGACGACGGAGCCGACGAAGTAGTAAAGGAATTCGTATCGGGAGAATTGACACTGAACGTCAACGACCTTCTTCCGGCTGACCTTGCCGCCCTTCTTGGACAGAAGCAGGACGACGACAAGGTGGTTTACGGCGCAGACACAGACGAACCGCCTTATTTCGCAATCGGCTTCCGCGCGAAGAAAGCGGGCGGAACCTATAAGTACATTTGGCTTTACAAGGTGAAGTTTGCAATCCCGTCCGAAAACTACACGACAAAGGGCGATAGTATCGAATTTACTACGCCGGAGATCGTCGGACAGTTTATCAAACGTTCGGACGGGTTGTGGAAGGCGGAACACGTCGCTTTGCCTACGGAGAGCGTAGCGGCGGCGTGGTTTACTACGGTAAGAGAACCGAACAACGCGGCGGCATAACAAGAAAGGGGGTACAGCGGGGAGCCGGAAACGGCTTCCCGCTTATTATTTTATGAGCGCAATTAAAGACGGACGCTTCCCGATCACGCTTGACAAGGAAAGACACCTTCTTTTCAGTTTGAACGTGATCGACGAAATGCAAGACAAATTCGGCGGCTTCGATCGCCTTGATAAAGCGCTTTCCGGAAAGGACAGCATTAAGAACCTTCGCTGGCTTCTTACCCTGCTTCTAAATGAGGGAGCAGAGGACGGCGAAGAAGAGCTTACCGAAAAACAGGTGGGCAAACTCATTCATACAGGGAATTTCCTTGACGTGAAATCCTCTATCTTCAAAGCGTTTTCGATGGGCAATAACGGAACGGAAGAGCCGCCCGCCCGCGACGATGAAGAGGAAGAGGACGACGAAGAGGACAACGAAAACGGAAAAAACGCGGCGGCGGGCAAGGAGTAATCGACCTTGCCCGCCTTCTTTATATCGGCGTTACGCTTCTTCGGTGGAGCGAAGCCGAAGTATGGCGAATGACACCGTATAAGATTTTGACGCTTTTTAGAATACACAAACAATTCAATCCGGATCGATTCAAGCCGGAAGAACCAGAAGCCGATATTGACGACGTATTAGGAGGGTTGTAAATGGCGAAGGAAGAACAAATCAAATCGCAAATTATTCTTGAAGGCGAAAAAGAATATCGTTCCGCCTGTAAGGGTATCAACACTTCCATTCGCGAAATCGGATCGGAAATGAAGCTGGCGACGGCTGAATTCGGCGACAATGCGGAAAGCATAGACGCGCTGACGCGAAAGCAGGATATTCTAAAAAAATCGCTTGAAGAACAGGCAAAAAAGGCAAAAGCCGCAGAAGATGCCTTGAAGAAAATGCGCGACGGCGGGATCGAACCGACAAATCCCGCATATCAAAAAATGCAAACGGCTTTGAATAACACAAAAGCCGATATGGTGAAAATTCAAAAGGAAATCGACGACACTTCCGAAAAACTGAAAAAGTCAAAGATTGATTGGGAGAGCGTTGGCGATACCGTAGGCAAGGTGGGAAAAGCGATCGGCGCAGGGGTTGCCGCGATGGGTGCGGCAATCGGTGCGGCGGCAGGTGCGTTCTTGGGGCTTGCAGAAAGCACCCGCGAAGCCCGCGTAAATATGGGGAAACTGGAAACAGGCTTCACAACGGCGGGGCATTCGGCGGAAGATGCAAAGAAAACGTATACAGAGTTGTACGGCGTTCTTGGCGACGACGGACAGGCGACCGAAGCCGCCGCCCACCTTGCAAAACTGACGAAAAACGAAAAAGAGCTTGCAACGTGGACGGATATAGCAACGGGCGTATATGCGACCTTCGGCGACAGCTTGCCTATTGAAAACTTGACCGAAGCCGCAAACGAAACCGCGAAAACGGGCGCGATTACGGGCGGGCTTGCTGACGCTTTGAATTGGGCGGGCGTTTCGGAAGATGAATTTCAAGCCAGCCTTGACAAGTGCAGTACAGAACAAGAACGGCAAGCGCTGATTACAAAAACGCTGAACGGGCTATATTCCGACGCGGCGAAGAAATACAGAGAGGTAAACGGCGATATTATCGACGCACAAAAGGCGACGGCTTCCCTTAATAGCGCTATGGCAGAATTGGGAGCGATCGCTGAACCGATCGTTACAAAGCTAAAACAGCTTGCGGCGGAGCTTCTGCAACAGATAACGCCGTTTGTCGAGCTTATCGGGAACGGTTTGGTGGGAGCGCTGACGGGCGCAGAAGGTGCGGCACAGCAGTTTACAGACGGCTTGCTGGGAATGGTGACGTTTGCGATCCAAAAGCTAACCGAAATGCTACCGACCTTTATAAACTTTGCTTTTCAGATGATCGCGAATATCGCGACGGGAATAGCGCAAGCGTTGCCGACGCTTGTTCCTTCGTTGGTTCAGCTTGTAGCCGATATTGTGCAAGTGCTGATCGACAATATCCCGTTACTGATAGATGCCGCATTACAGCTTGTTACAGGGCTGGCGCAGGGTATCATAAACGCGATCCCCGTTCTTGTAGCGGCGCTTCCTACGCTGATTACAAGCCTTATTGACGGGTTGCTTTCGTCGATCCCGCAGATCATTCAAGCGGGTATCGACCTTCTGACTTCCCTTATTACCGCCCTTCCGGAAATCATAGCAACGATTGTGGCGGCTATTCCGGAGATCATAAACGGGATTATTACGGCGCTTCTTGAAAATATACCGCTTATCATTCAAGCGGGTATCGACCTTCTTGTGGCGCTGATACAAGCACTTCCGCAGATTATAACGACGATCGTACAGGCAATCCCGCAGATTATCAGCGGGATTGTAAACGCACTTGTGCAGAATATCCCACAAATTATTCAAGCTGGTGTTCAGCTTTTCGTGGCACTCATTCAGAATTTGCCGACAATTATAGCTGAAATTGTCAAAGCGGTTCCGCAAATCGTTAGCGGGATCGTTTCGGCGTTCGGTTCCCTTGTCGGTGAAATGGTGAAGGCGGGTGCGAACCTTCTTCACGGCTTGTGGGAAGGTATTTCAAGCGCGGCGGGCTGGCTATGGGAAAAGGTATCCGGCTGGGCTTCTTCCCTTGTAGACGGAATTAAAAACTTCTTCGGTATTCACTCCCCTTCTACCGTATTCGCCGAAATCGGTACGAATATGGGTGAAGGCGTGGGCGTAGGCTTCGGCGAGAGTATGAACGGCGTTTCGTCTGATATGACCGCCGCAATGGGCGGAGCAGGACAGCTTACCGCCGCCGAAGCAGTGCGCGCCGTGAACGACGGTATCATAGCAAATATCGAAGGGCTTTCCGGAGCCATAACCGCGATTGTCGAGCGGGTTATAAGCGGACTGACCGCACAGGCGCAAAAACTCAATCAAGCCGGACAGGACTTCGACAGGCATATTTCTTCCGGTATGATAACCGCGATCCCGCAAATTACCGCAAAGATACCGCAGATCACACAAAGCATTATTACCGCCTTCAACGCGCAAAATCAGAAATTCATTGAAGCAGGCATTACGATTGACAAGAATATTGCTTCCGGAATGGTGCAGGGTATCCCGCAGATCACGAGCAAGGTGGCGCAAATCGTACAGCCTATTTTGACGGAGCTTCGTTCCTTCGTGTCGGAATTCACAGCGGCGGGCGAAGATATGGTGCGTGGAATTTGGCAGGGCTTTCAAAATATGTCCGGCTGGCTGGAAAGCCGCGTGCGTGCAATGATGCGCGAAATTGTCGCGGCGGTTGAAGATGAAATGCAGATCGCTTCCCCGTCGAAAGTATTTGCGGGTATCGGCGCATATATGGCGCAGGGGCTTGGCGAAGGCTTCGGGCGGGAAATGCGCGGCGTTGAAAAATCAATCCGAAAGGCAACGGACAACGCCGTTCCCGATAACGACGATCCGCGCCCGCGCAAGGGCGGCAGACCGGAAACACGTTTCGAGGTGGTGCAAAACATCTACGCGAACGAAACTTCCTACGCCCAGCAACAGCGCGAGGCGGCGCGGCAGTTTAGAATGATCGCGCGGGAGGTAATGACCTAATGAAAATACAAGAGAAATTGACCTATACAAACGAGCGGGGGGAAAGCATTGTCTTTTCCCCTGCTTCTTCTTATCACGTAAACTTCAAGGACGTTTCCGGCTTGTCCGACGTACAGAACGCTATTTACTCAACAAACAGTATGGGGCAGGACGGCGACACCTATTTAGGATACCGCATTGAAAGCCGCGATATTGACATCGTAGGGCATATCAAGGAGCGGGACAAGATCGCAATACAGGAATTGCGCCGCAATCTGAACCGGATACTAAATCCGCAGTATTCAGCGACGCTTACTTACGAATTGGGCGACTTCAAGCGGGTTATCGGTTGCACGATCAACAACGCGCCTATTTTTAAGCGCGGAACGATTTTCGAGCAATTTACGATTCAGCTTTCGTGCCTTAATCCGTTTTGGCGTGAAGAGGCGGAAACGCGCGAGGATATAGCAACGTGGATCGGTGGCTTTGAATTCCCTGTTCCGGACGGGCTGGAGATAACGCCGGATTGGGAAATCGGCTACCGCCAGCCGTCGCTGATCGTGAACGTATTTAATTCCGGCGACGTGAAAAGCGGTATCCGTATCGAGTTCCGCGCGCTGGGAGCGCTGACAAATCCACAGCTTTTGAACGTCAATACACAGGAGTTCATAAAAGCGAATATTTCGCTTGAAGCGGGCGACGTGCTGACCGTATCAACGGGATATGGTGAAAAATCGGTGAAGCTGTTAAGCGGCGGCGTTGAAAGTGACGCTTTCCGTTATTTGGACGTTGACAGTTCGTATTTACAGCTTGCCGTGGGTGATAACCTTTTCCGGTATTCAGCGGACACGAACGCGGAAAATCTCGAAGTATCTATTTATCACAATAACTTGTATTTGGGGGTGTAGCGGTATGGAATTATACGTTTATTCTTCCGATATGGTACTTCAAGGGATTGTCGAAAAGATCGCTTCGCTGATCTGGACGCGGCGCTATTGGACGTGCGGAGAATTCAAGCTTCTTGTTCCCTTCACCGAAGAGCATTCCCGAATGCTTGTGAAAAACAATATCATTATGAAGCGCGGCGACGATGAAGCGGCGCAAATCCGATATGTTCATATCACGAAGAATTCGCAGGGGCTGGAGGAAATCGAGGTTCAAGGGAAGTTCCTTATTGCTTGGATCGGGAAACGGATCGTTAAGAAGCAGATTATCACGAAGGACACCACGCAAAGTATTCTTTACCGCATTGTACGGGAGAACATAACAAGCCCGAACGACAGCGCGCGAAAAATTCCGAACGTTTCGATCGCGACCGACGACGGCGACACAGGAAGCGGACGGATCGACTATACTTCGGAGCAGTACACGAACGCACAGCTTGCGGCGGAAACAGCGGCAAAGGCGGCAAAGCTGGGAATACGAATGCGGACAGACGCACGGACGGGCGCGCACGTCTTTTCCGTCTATAAGGGGCGCGACCTTACAGCGGGCAATACCGCAGGGAATGCGCCTTGTATCTTCTCACAAGAATTTGATAATATCGTTGAGCAGGAATACACGAACAGTATTGAAAACCTAAAAACAACGGCGTTCGTCGGCGGCGAAGAGAAAGAAGGCATTGCGCGCAAGGTTGCCGAAGTAGGCGGAACGGCAGCAGGGTTAGAACGTGAAGAGGTATTCATAAACGCCACCGATATTGTGCAGGAATACGAGAAAGAAGGCGGCGAAAAAGTAACGCTGACCGATCCGGAGTATTTAGCGCTTCTATCCGCCAGAGGCGCGGAGGAATTGGAACAGTATGCGGAAACGCTTTCGTTCGGTTCAAAGGTAAACACCTTCGCAAATTTGATCTACCGAACCGATTACGATTTAGGCGACCGCGTTACTTGCGTAAACAAGCGTTGGGGAATTCGCATTGACGTTCGTATAACAGAGATCGCGGAAACCTATCAAAACAACGTCGAAGAGATTGATATTACCTTCGGCGAGAGCTTGCCAGCGCTTTTAACGCAAATACGGCAGATTACAAAATAAAGGGGTGTAAATATGGAAAAATCGAGCTTTTTTAACAGCGTATCCGGCGACCGAAAATATAAAGCCGAAGATTGGGCTTCGTATTTCGCTTCGTTCATCGGAAACGGCGTTTTCCCGCTTCCTTCAACGGGGCTTCAAGTTGTAGCGGGAAACGGAATGCAAGTAACCGTGAAGGCGGGCAAAGCGTGGATCAACGGCTATTTCTATAACAACACAAGCGACCTTTCCTTGACGCTTGCAACGGCTGACGGCGTTTTGAACCGGATTGATCGCGTTGTCGTCCGTTGGGACTTGACGAACCGCCTTATTTCGGTGAAGGTGAAATCCTCTTCCCCTTCCGCCTCCCCTACCGCGCCGAATATCGAGCGGGACGCGGATATTTACGAATTGGCGCTTGCGGATATTTACATCGGTGCGGGCGTTACGTCAATTACAGGATCGAAGATCACGGACAAGCGGCTGGATACTTCCGTTTGCGGCGTTGTTGCCGCCGTTGTCGATCAGATCGACACGGAAGCATTTAACGCACAGCTTGAAGCGTGGTTCACTGAATATCAAAGCAACAGCGCGGCGGAGTACAATTCCCTTGTTTCGTATATGAATTCCTTGAAATTGCAGGGCAATACACAATACGACGCGCTGGAAGAGTATTTCGCAGACTTCAAGACACAGGCGCAAACCGATTTTGATACTTGGTTCGCGGGCTTGCAGGACGTGCTGGACGAAAACACGGCGGGAAATCTTCTGAATATGATTACGGCGCTTTCCGCCCGCGTCGATCTGATCGAAGCCGTCGTATTCAATGACATAACCGAAAATCCGTTCCTTATCCTGTTTGACGACCTTTCCGGCGTGAATACAACGGGCGTATGGAACGAGAGCTTACAGCGTATCGAATGCTAAAACGGTACGCTTGCACACGGGCGGAATTATCGTGCATTATAGGAAATCTGTTTGTCGAGCTTTCGCCGCCGTGCGAGCATTGCGGCGAAGATACTTTGACAATCACGGGAACGACTGTAACCGGAAGCAAAGCAACGCTTTTCGTTACGGCGGTTGGTTTTGATTTCGAGGGGTGCGCCGACGATACCGTTTTGATCGACCGCATACGAAAAGGACGGTGCATAAATGCAGAGGCAAGAACGAGGAAGAAAGGAACCTTCGGAATTTAACGTAATCGTGAAGTGCAAAGATTTAATCAAGCACACATTCACGATCACAAATTCGACAGAACGCTTCCCGAAGAAATACCGTTTTACCCTTGTGAACAGAATACAGGATAAAACGGTGGATATTTACGAATGTGCGCTGGAGGCAAACGAATTAAACCTTCTGGACGCGCAGGAATTCAAGGAACGGCAGAGGCTTCAAGCGAAGGCAATGACCTATTGCAAGGAGCTTCTATTTTTCATAGAGCTTTCGCACGAACAGGGCTTCATATCAACGAGCAGTTGCGAATATTGGTCTAAACTTGTGCTTGACGTGAAGTATATGTTAGCCGCGTGGAAAAAGCGGGATCGTGCGAGAGGGTGAACCGTTTGGGGTACATCTTGTTACGCCTAATTCGTCGAACGCCAACAACGTCCGCAACGTCAATTCCGACGGCACGCTGAACAACAACAACGCTTACAACGGGAACAGGGGCGTTCGCCCGCTTCGGTGGAAAATGAGATCGAGTAGGCGTAAGCCGAAAGCAGAATACCACCATCAAAGGAAGGTGTATCCCGCCGCCGCGATCCACAGCGGGGGCAAATACAGGATCGCCGATGCCGGAGCATTCCGCGCGGCGGAAGGCAAAGGCTACAAACAGCGAGGATATTTTTTATGACAGATTACGAGAAGATATATAACTTCGAGAACCTATACAGAGCCTACCGAAAGGCGCGGCAAGGCAAGAGGTGGAAAGGAGCGGCGGCAAAGTTTGAAGTAAACCTTCTTGAAGCACTGAACCTGTTACGCTACCAGCTACAAACGAAGAAATACACGCTTTCGCCGTACAATACGTTCGAGGTGTACGAGCCAAAGCGCCGCGTAGTTATGTCGAATGCCTATAAAGACAAGGTTGTTCAACATTCGCTTTGTGATAACGTGCTTGAACCGATCCTTACAAGATCATTCATCACGGACAACTACGCTTCGCAAGTAGGCAAAGGAACGCATTACGGGTTAGACAGGCTTCAAGAATTCTTGCGGAGGTTTTACCGGAAAAACGGAATTGACGGGTGGATATTGAAGGGTGATATATCAAAATACTTCTATTCCATTAGGCACGACGTGTTAAAAACCTTAATCCGCAGGAAAATAACCGATCCGGACGTTTTGTGGCTTGTTGAAATGATAATCGACAGCACAGAAGGAAACATCGGAATACCGATCGGAAATCAATCTTCACAGCTTTTCGCCCTTCTCTACCTCAATAATTTAGATCACTTCATCAAGGAAAAGCTGGGCATTAAATACTACGGAAGATATATGGACGATTTCTTCTTGATACACGAAGATAAAGCCTATTTGCAGTATTGCCGCGCGGAGATCGAAAAACACGTTGCCGCGATCGGCTTGTCCTTGAACAACAAAACGAACATTTACCCGCTTCGGAACGGGGTGGATTTCTTGGGATTTCACACTTATTTGACCGAAACAGGCGCAGTTATCCGGAAGGTACGCCGCCGAAGCAAAAACAATATGAAGCGCAAATTGAAGAAAATGCGCGGACTTGTGGAGCGGGGAAAGATCACGACGGCGACCGTCGAACAATCCTACCAAAGCTGGCGGGGACACGCCGCAAAGGGAAATTGTTATCACTTGATCCGGCGAACGGATCACTATTACAACAGGCTTTTCAATTCAAAGGAGGCGGAAAAATGTCAAAAGCATTGAGTTCCCTTGCCGTGGGAACAAAAATCGAAGTTCCGGTTCTTTCGGCGTATCAATCGCGCTTCGGTGCGAAGATAGTATTCAAAATTGCAGATAAGAACCATAGCGGGTATCCGGCGAATTCCGTTACGCTGATCGCCGAAAAGATTATCCAGCTTATGTGTTCAGACGCAAAGGAGCCGAGTAACAGCAACAGCGACCGGAAGAATTACGGCAACAACAGGCATATTCATTCTAACATTTTGCAATGGCTGAACAGCAACGCAACAGCGGGAAAGTGGTACAGCGCAAAGCACGGACAGGACGCGCCGCCGACGAATGCGAACGTATGGGATAATAAAAACGAGTACGACGCTTGGGCGGGCTTCCTTGCTATGCTTGATCCGAAGTTTGTTGCGGAGCTTTTGAACACAACGCTTACCGTCGTAAAATCTTCAACGGACGGCGGCAGTTATGAAACCTTCACGGCGAAAATGTTTCTTGCGTCCACCACCGAAGTGGGGCTTGCAAACGAAAACGGAATTGCAGAGGGTTCACGCCTTGCCCTATTCAGCAACGACGCTTCCCGCGTCGCCTACCCTACGGCGGAATGTGTAAAAAATTCGGAATACACAAACAGTTCGTTCAATACGTCGTCCGGTTGGTACTGGTGGCTTCGCACGCCTACTTCGTCGGGCGCCTACGGCGTCCGCTACGTCAATTCCGACGGCACGCTGGGCCTCGACTACGCTTACCGCGGGTGCTGGGGCGTTCGCCCGCTTTGTAATCTGAAATCTTCAATCTTGGTATCTGATAATCCGAATTCAAGCGGAAATTATGAAATAATCTACAACACCGCGCCTTCCGCACCACCCAGCATTACAGCGCCGAAACAATGTTACAGCGGGCAGAATATCGAAATTTCTTGCGCGTCGGCGACCGATCCGGACGGCGACGCGCTGACCTATGTTTTCGAGCGAAGCGTAAACAGCGGATCGTGGACACAGGTTCAGAGTTCCGCCGCGCGCACATTTTCGGAAATGGTATCGACGGCGTGGAACACCCTGCAATACCGCGTGAAGGCGGTTGACACGGCGGGCAATTCTTCCGCGTACACGACAAGCGGAGCGATCGCGGTAATTCACAATCAGCCTCCCGTTATCAGCGGGCAGAACGCCGATCTTGGCGTGAAGCGCGAGGATTTCACCTATGAATATAGCGTTACTGATCCGGATAAGGACGTTGTAAACGTTGTAGAAAAGATCGACGGAAACCCGTTTAACACACGAAACAATATCACGCTGGGCGCAACGCTTACCCTTTCCGTAAGCGGCGATACCTTTACCGCGCTGACAAACGCCCAGCACACGATCGAGATTGTAGCGACCGACAGCGCCGGAAACAGCGCAACGCAAACACTCACGTTCACAAAGGCGATCAACAGCTTTGTAATTTCCCTTTCGGAGCCGCTGGAAGCAAACAGACAGCCGACGCGGTGCAATATCAAAGTAAACAGGGATATTCCGGCGGGCGGAACGTTTAAGGTTGAAGCGTGCAACAACCCTTACGACGTAGCGCCTATTTGGGAGGATTGCACAAACGCAGTTATCGCAGGACTGGCGCACGTGTTCAAGAACAAAACCAACACGGCGGTTCAATTTGGCTTGAATATCCGTGTAACCGTGGAGCGCGGCGACGCGCTGACCGCGTGCTGGGTATCGGGGATCGGAGGTAATTTTGAATGAGCGTGAAACATAACAAAGACGGCGGCGGAAACGCGGAAATCAAGAAAGAATTGCAGGAAGTAAAGAAAGAAACGCAGGAAGTAAAGAAAGAAACGCAGGAAGTAAAGACGGCGGGCGAAAGTGCCGCCGCCCTTCTTGCGTTGTCATTCAAGGCGCAGATCGCACAGGATCGCGCGGCAAAAACGAACGTCATTTCCGACGCTATGATCCTGCAATCGGCGGAGGTTATCGAATATCCGGAATATGAGGACGCGCACGCCTATAACACCGTGGGCGAAATCATCAAGTACAACGGACGCTATTACGAGATTA